CATTGGAAATTACCTGTTGCTACCCTATTACAAGTAAATGGTAAACCTGCGACTTCCAATCTTCCTGTAGGTGTAGGAGAGGAAACATTAGCTTCAATTTCTACAGTTACTGTTACTAAATTTCCTATCTTTACATAATATGCTATTCTATTTGGATAAGAAAAAGCTCCACTAGTTGTGCCACCTTGTAAAGTAACTGTGAAGCTTCCCTCTTCATAGTCATCAAGCTTATTAGCTGAACCAGTGCCACCTAAGTAGACACCACCTGATAGGTAGAGGTCTTGCCAACGTGAGCCACTTGCACCTAAATTTAAAGCTCCATCTGAAGAGCCACCTGTTCTTGTTCTTGGAATTGTACCAGCTGAATCCATCTGAATAGAAGAACCAGTTGAACCATTGTCTGCACCAAAATAAGGTCTGCCACCATTAACACCAATAACTCCTGAAAGTGAAGCATCTTTATGAAAACTTGCAATAATACCATCAGATGTTTTACGATTTACTGCTAAAGCAGAATTGCCATCTCTACTAGCTTCAATTTTACCAGAAGCTAAAGCAGATATACCCACTGAATTACTAACTGCTGCTGGGTTTGTATTAGCAGTACCCACCAACAAGTTGTTACTGCTGTCTAATGTTATTGCAGTGCTTGAAGCATTATCATCTATACCAGTAGATGCAAAACTAGTTAATGTACCTACACTCGTAATACCAGTATAAGCACCACTTACTCTAGCACTTGGAACTGTGCCACTGTCTAGGTTATCTGCGTTTAAACTAGCTACACTAAATGTACCATAGCCAACTATATCTACCTCATCTCCATTAGCTAGAGCTTCTGTAAATGTTACTGTATCTCCACTGGTGACTGTAATATCAGCATCTGACATACGAACACCATTGACATACACATCTACATAACCTGCATCATATGTTAATGTATTACCATTAGCATCTGCTCCAGTTACACTTGTAGGTGTTCCAGTAATGTCATAGTGATATCTTTGAGATGTACCATTTATAGATGACCCTGCACTCTGCCATCCACTAGCACCATATACTTTTAGTGTATCTGAGGTAGTATCAAAGTATAAGTCACCTATATCTAGTGATGATGTTGGTGCTGAAGATGCAATACGATAAACATCTGCAAAGTTGTTAACTGAAGCAAGGTTGCTTGCCACTGTGTTTACGTTGACTATAGAACCTCCAACTGAGTTAACGTTGGCAATGTTAGTTGCTACTGTTCCTATGTCGGTTGCATCATTTGCCACAGTATTTATTGCAGTGCTGTCTCCTGCAACAGTTGTTACATCAGAACTAATCCCTGCAACAGTAGTTACGTTAGCTGATATACCTGCAACAGTTGTTACATTTACGCTAACACCTGCAACTGTATTCACGTTAGTAATGTTAGTTGCGACTGTGCCTATATCAGTACCATCTGCTGCGACTGTAGTGACATCACTACTTATTCCTGCAACTGTAGTAACATTTCCACTAATCCCAGCCACTGTTGTTACATTGCCACTTATTCCTGCTACAGTAGTTACGTTAGAGATAATACCTGCTACTGTATTTACATTGGCTATGTTTGTTCCAACTGAATCGACATTGCTTATACTACCTGCAACAGTATCTATCTCTGATATTGCTTCATTCAAATCATCAGCTACAGTTACGACCTCAGATACAGCTTCATTAAGATCGTTAGCTACTGTAATTACATCTGCAATGTTTGTCGCTACTGTATTAACACTAGCTATATTTGTTGCTACTGTACCAATATCTGTAGCATCTCCTGCTACTGCCGTAACATCTGAAGAAATACCTGCTACTGTAGTTACGTTGCTTGAAATACCAGCGACTGTAGTAACGTTTGACGAAATACCAGAAACTGTAGTTATATCGCTATCAATTCCTGCTAATGTATTAATATTAGCAGATTGTGATGCTACAGTAGTTACTGAACCTATTGATGGGCCAGGTTCTGCATCGCCAGTTGTAGCATTAAAAGCCAAAACTGTTCCAATTCTATTGGCTTTATTTGGTAATTGTATAGTGTTAGCGTCATCAGAATCAGCCATGGTTAAGGCACGATCATTCTTTGTCTCTAACTGTTGCATTACTGCATAAATTTTGTCTAAATCTGTATTAAGGCTAGAAATGTTAAATGGGCCACTGGTAGCAAAATCACTTGTTCTTGATATTGCTATGTCTCTAATAATTGTTAACGTTACACTTGTATAAGCTGAACCCAGTGTAATGTATCCACCAGAAAAACCATCATCTACAGTTGTCCCTGTGACTGCAAAAGTTCCTGCACCTGTTCCTCTTGTTAATGTTGTGTCTGTTCCACTTGATGTAATAATTACATTTATGTCATCAAGAGAAAAGAATGGGAAGTCTATAGTATACTGTGTAACGTCAGGTGTATTACCACCAGACCCTATACTGTGTTGTATTCTTGCATCATTGTCTGCGATAGATATAGTAGCCATAATATAAACCTTTACTTATTATGCACCTTATTGTTAATTCACATCACTTAGCAGCCATTATCTTATCCCAGATAGGATCTAGATAAGGCAAATTACCAGTTGGCGTTATGAACCTAGCACTTCTAAGTGTACTTTCATCAGCTTCACCTGATAATATGTCAGTAGCAACACCACTTGCAGTTGTAATATTGCTTGCCGTTGGGCCAAATATAGCACCAACCTTTGCACCAAATGGTAAATAACCTTGGCTTTTACCCATAGCTGGTCTAAGACCAAGTCTATAATCCGATAGTTTTTCTATTGAATTGTTTACATCTGTAAACCAACCAAGAACACCACTTCTATCAACAGCATCAACAAGTAACTCAGAGTAAGTTTGCTCTTTATCAATTCCATATTGCTTTTTCTTAAACTCGTTTACTAATGATGCCATAGCTACTAAAAGCATTGAACCTTGCCAAAAGGCAGCATCCTTTTCCTGCAAGCCTGATGTAAGTAGTCTAACTGTAGCTCCTTGACCATAACCTTTAAACTGCGTAATTAATGAACCCATCTCTGTAGATGTCCACAAAGCTCTGTCACCTGCTCCTGGGGTAATAATAGTTCTATCAACTGATTGGTTTAAAGCATTTCTAAACTTTCTTACCATATCTTTATCACCCCAAAGGGCAGTATTAGGTAGCCATTCACCATCAACTTTTTGCCCATGTTTCTTGATTAGTTCTTTCATACGAAAAGCATCATTTCCATCTATGCCATTTGCTAATAGTTTACGTCTATCTGCATTACTAAGTTTTTGATAATCCTTCATAATTGCACTTGTCATTCTTAGGCTTATGACATTACTTGAAAACTCTTTAATAGCTTGGTTCCAATAGTTCAAACCATTCATCAAGAAAAATAAACCAGTAGATTGATTCAATGCCCTTTCCATAGCATAACGACTACCAAACAAGTCTCCTATGTCTGAGAATGAGTTTGCACGAAGACCTAAAGCAGCATCAACAGCTATGCCAGCTTGTCTTGCTTCTTTCTTTGTCATTTGTTTTATAATTGACCTTTGGCTTTTAAACATATGTCTATAACCATGCTCATAAACATTCTTTAAGCCTTCAGTCATTATAGGTCTTATAACATCAGGTATAGATGATACAGCAGCTCCTCCCATACCAACAAGTACATTGAATGACTTCATCTGTCTTACAAATCTACTTGTCATATTATGTGGATCTTTGGATGCACCAAATGTACCTCTGAGTCTATCTCTTAGTCCTCTAATGTCTCTAAGATCATCAGCTAGGCCTTGTTTAAGCTTTTGCTTCTCAGCAATAGTGGGGGCTTGTTTTACTAAAGCATCATATTCTTGTGTTATCTGCTTAATAATATTAGACATGGAAACATCCCCATATGCTCTAGTCAGCTCAATATCAATTCCCATTGTTTTAGTATGATGACGTGCAAGTACCTCAATGTCATTCTCAAGGAACTCTTCTATAAGTTTATCTGGTATTTCAAATGATCTTGCTTTTACACCACTTGCATTTGTAATCCAGTCAATAGAATCTGCACCTTCATCTAAATTATAGAAAGGTCTACTGTTAGTGTAATTTAGTATAATTTCATCTGCATATTCATCAGCTTGTTGCCTTGTAAATTGAAAGTGACCAACTGCCCAGTTACTTACTATGCTTTTAAATCTTTCAGCATTTTTCTCTATTTTATCTATTCTAGGAACTCTTGGCACATATCCCTGAGCAGTATTTAGCAACACACCTTGTTGCCTTAACTGTACTAATCTAGCTTTGGCTTGTGCTAATTGTTCAGCAGTAGCACGACCTTCGGATACAGCTATCTCTAAGCCTTTGATTTTCTTACCTAATTCTATCTCAAATAGTTTTACTTCTTCAGCATTGTCTTTGATTTTATTAAAATGTTTTCTATATGCCTGAGCAGCTTGATTGACAAAA